GACTTAGTCAATTATTGCTCAGTGCACGGAATTAGTGTTCAGCCACTGGTCCACATAAGATCCACAAGAACAGCAGGGCGAGAGCTCCGAGTGGAAAGACAATTAACAGCAGCAGAAAGATTATTGGCGTGAGATCAAAGAGTGGAAATCGTGGTAGATATCTCCTCGGCAAGTCTATCACCTCCACAGAATTAATTCATTTCGGCCGGCTGACTAACGAAACATTTAAATACAATAAGCGTTTTACGACTGCAATATTATTAAAGTGGAGAGCAGTTTGTGAACTGAAGGGTGTGGCGAAAGCTATGGCCGGGACCTGTCCGGACAGGTGGAGGGATTGATAACATGAATGTGTCGAAAATCAAGAAGTATGGATTGGAAAGCATTATCAAATCGATGAAGGAAGAGGGCAAGAGTGCATCAGCGATAGCCAAATACATCAGAGAGACCTACGGCGAGATGTATCCAGAGCTCAAGAACTTTTCCAGAATGGCAGTAGCGAGATATCTCGAATCGCTGAGAAGAGCAGAAATCGAAGAGGCAATGAAGAATGGCAAGTCTGAAGAGGAATTGATCGAAGAGATTTACAAGGAATTCCGCAGAAAGATGCAGTCGCTGATATACAAAATGGAGGCAAGGGACCAGCTTCTCGATGAATTGATTGAGGAAGCAGCGAAGTCTGGTGAAACTCAAGACCTATTAGAGTACCTTCGTGAGCAAAGAGCCAACATCGAACAGATGAGAAAGAACCTTGTATCGCTTGTTCAATACGCTGAGAGACAGATTAAGCCCGTGATTCAGATCTCCTACAAGCAGGAAATCAACGTAAAGAACTTACTGCTAGCGTTCTCGAAGGAACTCTGTCCGGAATGTAGATCTCGAGTAGCGAGAAAAGTATTGGAGGAATTGCATGAGTGAGGGAGGATTTGATTGGAAGATCACTCTTCGTAAGTTCTTAGAGGGCCTTGGCTTTGCTCTTGCGACTGCTGCAATAGCTTATACGATCGATTTTCTTGAGGTTACTGAGTTTCCACCTGAGTATGCAATCTGGACTGGATGTATAATTGCGTTCTTGAGGGCATTGCAGAACTACTTAAAGCATAGAAATGACGGTGAAGACAGCGATGAAGACGAAGGCGAAGGAAGCTCTTAAACTGCTTTACTATGCGAATGATCCGGTTGCATTCTGCAGAGACATTCTCGGATTAGAGGTTAAATGGTTTCACGAGGAGTGGTTGAGATTCTTTGAGAAGAACCGTTTCTGTGTCCTGCTTGCACCTCGTGGATTTGGCAAGACAACTATCGTTGGTGGCTACATCATTTGGCGAATTGTTCGTGATCCTGACATCAGAATCCTCATCGTAACGATCAATCAGAACAAAGCCAACGAGATGATGACTTTCATTCAGTATCATCTTGAGCACAATGAGAAGCTGATTGATTTGTTTGGTGAGCAGAGAGGAACTGGTGAATGGAGCAGGAATCAAATCAGAGTGAAGAGAGCAGGTCAATCAGGCATTGCCCACAAAGAGCCAACGCTTGAAGTGCTTGGTGTCGACTCGAAAATGATCTCAGGTCACTACGATTTAATCGTTCTCGATGATATCACGGATTATCAAAACTCCCGAACTGAGCATCGCAGAAGACAGCTTGAGGAATGGTACAGCCAAATTCTCTTGCCAATGCTTCTGCCTGACGGTCAAATTATTGACATCGGAACTCGTTGGCATCAGGCTGACATCCACGCATGGCTGATGCAAAAGCCAATGTTTAAATCGAAGGTTTACAGAGCAATCATCGACGAGGAGAAGAAGATCGTTTTATGGCCGGAACGTTTTCCGTATGAAACGCTCGTTTCAATTCGTAACCAGATCGGAAGAGCAAGATTCGCTATGCAGTATCAAAATGAGTTCATCAGTCCTGAAGATGCAGTGATCAAATGGGATTGGATCCGATATTACGATGAAGCTCCACAGAATCTAAGACGTTACATGGGCGTTGATATGGCAGCAGCATCCCAAACGAGTGACTATTTCGTGATCTGCGTAATTGGAATAGCAGATAACGGTGATGTTTACGTTCTTGATCTTCTCAGAACGAAGGCAACATTATTCCGTCAGTTCGATCTCATCAAGGAAATGTATGCGAAATGGCAACCGTCAAAGATTGGAATTGAAGCCAACGCAATGCAAAAGCTTATTACTGATGAGCTGAGAAGGACCACAACCCTTCCGATAGTGCCATTAAAGTTTACTGGCGATAAAGCATCCCGTGTTGAGAGACTTTCTGTGTTGTTTGAGACTGGTCGTATCTTCTTGAAGGAAGATCAGGTTGATTTGATTGACGAGCTGTTAGCCTTCCCGAGAGGAAAGAACGACGACTGCATTGATGCACTTGCCTTTGCACTCGAGGCATCTCATTCACAAAAGTTTGATTGGAACGAAGCCATGAAGGTCCTCTCCATTAACAAACTGCTTAAAGTCGAAAAAATTGAAGGGAGGTGATGCAGATGAATACAGTCTTGATAGGCGATAAGGAATTGAGCAGGTATATCACTGCATGTCTTACTGCGATCCAACGTGATAAGTATGTGAAAATTGCAGCAAGAGGTCGTTTCATCAAGAAGGCTGTTGATATCGAAGAGATAGTGAAGAGATATTTAAAGAAGCCCGAAGTGAATGTGAAGCTCGATTCTGTTTCGTTTGATAACAGGCAAGTGAGTGTTATTGAAATCGAGATTAAAGAGACAGCATGAGGTTTAATCTCCGTAGCTTAGCAAACCTCTTCAGAAGGAGGAGATTCTTCACAGACGAGGAAGGCAGACCAAGGACTTTGATCAAATCTACGTCTGTTGATCTTTCATTCTCTTTCACAGCTTGGGAAAGGACTCCAACGAATCTCCGCAATCTTTGGAAATACTACACTCAGGAAAACACGATCTTTGCAGCAATCAATTATACAGCGTGGAACACAGTGATGTCAGGCTTTGAGGTCTACGGCATTTCACCTGAAGCCCATCAGGCTATTGAAGAATTCAGACGCAGAACCGATCTTGACAGCAAGCTTTTGGATGCCACCATTTACTGTCTCGTCTTTGGCGATGCCTTCCTCGAGCGAATCTACAATAAGTCCGAGACAAAACTTCTTAACATCAAGGTTGTGAATCCAATCACTATGACAATCGAATACGACGAATATGGAAGAATTCAAGGCTACCGTCAGATCATCAACGGCCAACCGTCTGAATTGATCGATCCGAAGTACATTGCTCACTTCAGATTCTTTCCTCAGCCCGATAGCCCATACGGTGTCTCGCTGATTCAACCAAATATCGACACGTTAAAGCGTAAAGTCAGAACTGATAAAGCGATTGCAAACGCTATCATCAGACACGGAACTCCGAAGTATATTGTTTCAGTAGGCTCAGAAGGCGTTACGGAGAATATTCCCGATAGCGTCTTTGAGGAAATTAAGCGTGAGTTGAGGAATATCTCCGAGAAGAATGAAATCATTGTTCCATGGCTCATTAAGATCGACACAATCGACGAGAAAGGAATCAAAGGCGTCGAGGATTATTTCAACTACTTCCAATCTCAGCTTGTTGTCGGTTTGCTTTGCCCCGAGGAAGCCCTCGGTCTTGGCAGAGGCTCAACGGAAGCAACAGCAAGAGTAAAGGCGTTGATGTATGAGAGGATGATTAAATCATTCCAACTCAAGCTCTCAAGATTCCTGGAGAGGGAAATCTTCAAACCGTTCTTAGTTGGTGAAGGCTTTGAAAATGAGGAACCTAGAGTGATCTTCAGAAGCGTAACGGACGAGGATGAGGCGATGAAGGCAAAGTGGCTTGGAAGTTTGCTTCGTGCTTACAGAGGCGAAGTCAAGCCATTTACAATCAACGAGGTTAGGAGGATGTTTGGCTTCCCACCATTATCTGAAGAAGAGATAGCTGAAGCGGAAGCCAAACTCAAAAGCGTAAAGGTGGATGAAGATGATGAAGAAGAGATGGATTGATATTCCATTCAGATTTGATGCAGCAGTTAAGTCTAAGAGCACTGCAGCAAAGATTTACAGAGGAGCTACGATTCTAACACCCGGCAGATACGCTGACCGTGTCACGAAGGATTGGGTCATCTGGAGGGCTGATGTATTAAGGAAATACGCTACGAATTGGTCATCCAACTATCTCAATGTGGATCATTCCCATTCGGTTCTCCATCGTATAGGCTACGTTGAGAATCCGAGATGGGAAGACAACGCTGTCAAAGCTGATCTTTACATCTTTCCATACACTTCAGCGGGCAGAGACGTCATTAATCTCATCGACAACGGCTTAGTGAATTCACTTTCCGCTGAAGTTGCAACAATCGATAGCTACAACTATAAAGAGAAGGCGTTTGAGGTTGAGGAAATCGAATTCATTGGCTGTGCGGTTGTAACTGAGCCTGCGTGTGAGGAGGCGAAAATCAAAGATGACTGATATTTACGATAGGCCAATCTTAGTAGACGATTGCCCATTCTGCGAGATCATAAAGAAAAAATTTCCAATCACCAAGCTTTATTATCCAGAGCCGGATCTGATTGGCGATCGTTCTTTGATTATCATCGATTGCCCAAAGAGGCATAGGCCTGTTGTGGTAGCATCAGAGCATATTCCAGCGGTTGATAAGACTCGCTGGGGCCACATGCTTTATCATGCGAGAAAGTTATTTGGCCAAGGCATCTTCCTTCGTATAGATCGTTCTTACATTCCAGATCATTTCCACGCTTACGTTGAATGTATGGCTCGTGATCCACGGACTTTACCGGATCTGAGGCTGAAGAAATGAAGATAATCAGCCTTGGATCTTGGGCGTCTTGGGGCTTAAAGGGCAAGAAGCATTTTTCTCTCATCATTGAACACAAAGGCAAGAAAGTTTGGATAGATCCAGCTGTGAAATACACTGAGCCAGTTGATTTGATCCTGCTCTCTTCACCGGATGCGGATCATTGGAGATATCTCAAGCACTATATCAAGAAATATCCAGATGTTCCGGTAGTTTCAACGAGAGCAGTTGTGTCCATAATGAAAACGCTCGTTCCTGATGCGAAGTGGAAGGCACCCGAAAAGCCAATTAAAATCGACGGCCTTCCGATCAAGCTCATAAGCATTCCCGAAATGGTTGGCAAACCTGCGGTTGCATTCAAATTCGGAACTGGCAAGAAAGGTTTAGTAGTCATCCCAGAATTCATACGCCTTGGTAAGAGAGAAAAGCTCTTAATGAACGGATGTGCTTGGGTGATCGGTGTTGGTGAGTATGAAACTCCAAAGCCTGATGATCATAAGGCAACCTTCAAAGATCTTATAGAGCTTGCCAAAGAGCTTAATCCGAGAAAAATTTATCTCACTAACTATCGCACTTCACTCATGAGGCATAAGAAAAAGATCCTTGAAGAGCTTAAGCCTTGGGGTGGCGAAATTTTAACCGATGGAAGTGAAGTTGAGATAACAGCAAAGGCAATCATCGAGAAAATGGACGGTATGTATCTCGTGAAGCCTCATGCTGAGCTGATTGCAGCCGGCGAGAAGACAATGATCCTCAAGAGCAGAAAATTCGATATCGCTCATAAACAATTTGTTCTTTGCGACAATGACTACGCCTACGGAATCATTGTTGTCGGCGAACCGGAGATAATTCGCTCTTGGCGTGAATTCTTACTGCTTGCACCATATCATTTGGTAACTCCAGACGAAGTTGAAAAGTGGCATTGGAGCTTTCCACTATATTGCTACGAAGTCCTAGCGTTTAAGCCCTTTGAGGAAAAGATAGCCGTCAATCTTCCACAGGGCATTCAGACGTTCGTTAAAGATATTGAGCAGTATTGCACTATTGAGAAGCTTCATCTTGAGGAGTTCCGTTCTGAAGGCATCGATTATGATCTTGCTCATCCAGAGGAAAGATGGAGGCAATTAATTGCGGATCTTCGCTATCTCGGGAATTCGGCGTATCCACGATTGAAGAGAGGAGAGAGATGGGGTGAATGGACTCTCGATGATGTTTATCGCTATTTCGCTAAGATCGTTGATACGCTTCGTTCCGTCTACTTCCCGTTAATTCCACCGTTTGACGAAGATCTTTACAAAGCTTACACCGGTAAAGATCCGAAGAAAGCCAAGGAATCATCATTTTGGCAATGCTATAAAGAGGCAGAAAAATACATGAAGAGTAAACCTCCAAGCACTCTCGAAGAAGCAAAGGAATGGGATGAAAAGCGAAAGGAGATAATTAAGACGAAGAGTGAAGAGGAAGAGAAGGCAAAGCTCAAGCCCGGTTGGTATTCAAACACCAAGCCTTACTACAGAGGATATTTCCAAGAGCTTGAAGAGGAATTGAAAGCAATTGGTTGGGATCAAGTTAACCTCTTGGTGGATTGTAAATGGGATGGCTTAAGGCTAACTGTCGGAAAGATTAGAGGCAAAGGCTTTGCATTTGTTAATCCTGAGGACGTCAAAGAGAAAGATCCAAATGTCACAAAGCGTATTCCGGGAATAATTCGAGAAATGGAAGAAAGCTTTCCGAATAACACAATACTTGATGCAGAATTCTTGGCGTATAATCCCGAGAAGAAAGAGATGTTTCACAGAACGGTTGCGAATGCTCTTATCAATTCAAAGCTATCTGGCGAGGAATTGGAACCGTTTGCAGTCATTGCGGTCTTCGATGTTATGTTCTTTGAGGGTCTTGATATCAGAGATCAGCCACTTCACGAGCGTCTTGAATATCTTTCCCGTTTGAAAGAAACAGATCACATCTGGATTGAGCGTGTTGCAACCACGTTTGATAAGAAAGCCGATGGTTATATCTGCAAAGGCTCTGATATCAAATGCATAATGAGGGCTGCTGAAATCATTAGAGAAGCCAAGAATGGCAGGCCGAAATTCTGTGCTGAAGGAGTAATGCTTAAGAGGTTAGATTGGCCATACGAAGAAGGCCAGAATAAAGGCTGGATGAAAGTGAAATTCTACCACGAGCTGGATCTAAGAGTCATTGGCAAGAAACTTGTAAAGGGAACCAAAGACGTCTATAACTATCGTTTAGGCTACGATATTCCAAAGGACTTTGCAAGAGCATATCTGGAAGTCGGTACAAAGGATTGGTATGGCAAAGTCTACTGTATGAAGGGCAAGGAAGTGATAGCGGAAGGCAAAGAATGTGCTGAGTACCTTGATCGAGATGACGTTTATTTCGTTGCTTACATGGGCAAATCAGACAATCATAAAGAAGAAACACCTATTGAGATAGGCGACATCATTCGTATAGCAGCCGAAGAGGTCTTAAAGTACGATAATCCAGAAGATCCGAGGTATCCTCGCTACAGTTTCTACATTGGCAGAGTGCTCGAGCCAATTCCAGAGAAGCACGTCACGGATTCGATCGAAACAATAGATAAGCTCGCATCCATGGAGCCGGTTAGAATGCCAATTGAAGAGCTCCGTCATTTGAGAGAGAGGCTCGAAATAGAAAAGGCAACACCAAAGAAAGGTGATTTGCTGGTTCTTAATGATGATGTCTTCGTAGTGGAAGACGTTCTATGCAGCTGAAAGTTAGGAGTCTTAAAGATAATTCGCTTTACTTGCTCAATGAATCTGCATGGAAGAAAGCAAAGATTGTAGATGGCTCTGTCCTAAAGGACAAGCATATTTTCAAGAAAGATGGCTGCTATTACTACAAAGCAACTGATCCTTCTCCTGCTCAAGAGACAGTGTTAGTAGTTGATACGAATCTTGCTTTGGAACTTGCCCTTGCTCTTGGTGCAGCAGGTCATCTCGTCTATTATGCCATAGTTCATGGACAGCCTTATCCACGTCTAAGAGATGAGGTGAGTGGTTACGGCTTTGAGGAAATTCAGAAAATTTGGGATTGGGGTGAAGGCCTTGAACTTGGAGCAGAGTATGTAATCTTCACTGATTCCGGTTTTGGGCACTTGGCAGACTGGCTGAGATCAAAGGATTATTATGTCATCGGAGCTGATGGTAAGTCAGAACGCTTAGAGCTTGATCGTGTTTACGCCAGAAAGGTTATGAAACGCTTGGATATAAATGTTCCAGACGGCAAAGTTATCAAAGGAGTCGAAGAAGTCATTAAAGCTATAGCCCAAGCAAAGCGTAAATTGTATGTGAAAATCAACAGAATGCGTGGAGATATCGAAACATTTGGGACAGATGATCCTGAGGAGGCTAGAACTCTACTATCAAAAGGCGGTTTTCCCGTCTTCGGTAGCGAACTTGAGTTCGTCTTAGAGGAGGAATTGAAGGGCATTGAGGTTGGTGTTGATGCATTCTTCAATGGAAGGGAGTTCCTGCCAATAGTTGCCGACACAATTGAGATGAAAGGCTGTGGAAATGCCACGAAATTCAATAAAATCGAGGACAGTGTTTGGTTCACTACGTTGGAAAAATTCGAACCTTGGCTTGCAAGGAATGGATATTACGGCCTCTTCTGTTTAGAAGGCTTCTATGATGGCGTATTGCGTGTCACAGATGTAACTCCTCGCTTTCCTTACATTTGCTCCTATGCCTATCCCAAGGTCATTGAGAACTTTGATTCAATGCTCTTGAGTCTTGCAAGAGGAGAAATTGAGGCTCCACGATTAAAAGGCAGGTATTCAGTGCAGATAGGCGTCTATACTGACGATACAGATTCGTGGAGGATAATTCACCACTCAGCTGAACCGGAGTGGATTGCGTATCGAAAGGCAGTTCGTTTGGAAGAAGATTGGTATGTGCCGGGTGATCCCGTGGTTGCAGTGGCCGTTTCAGCTGGAAATTCGCTATCCGCAGCCATTTCTGATGCAATTAAGCGAGCGGAATCATTCGATATGCAGAACATCTATGTTCAAGGCAGAGAGTTTGCAAGCTATTTGAATGTCTTTCTCGATAAAGCTAAGGAGTTTGGCTATGCCTTTTAAATTAGTGAGCCAAGACGGAAGAGTCATTTACGTTGATGATATTAAATCACTTGAGCCTATAGATCGCTATGATGCAACGCTTATCTATCATTCTGAGCTCTTTAAGCATCTACCGCTGCCAGCTCAAATCGAAGTACTTCTTAAAGCAATAACAAAGAAAGACGTTTGTGAGTGGCTTCAAAAGAAAGCAATACCAGAAGAGGTTTACGAAGAGATAGCGAAGCCACTTCAGCCATTGCCTGAGATCCTTTACGTTGATTATGGAGAAGCTTTCGCTTGGGCTCAGATGCATATTCGTGGTCTCGATCCCGATGATACAAAGAAATACAGAAGCGGTAAGCTTTCGTTTGCTGAGCTCATTCAGGGCCATTCTATTCACGTTGACCTCAGAATGAAGTTTAAGCAGGCTTTCGTTCAATGGGTAATAACTCAGAATGAGATACCAGACTACTTTGACACGCTAATTGGTAGACATGATCCGAGAACTGGGAATGTATCGAAGGGATTGGCCATAGTGAAACCATCTGCTTTAGAACCGGAGGAGAGGCCTACAAAAGCCCTTAAGGCAGAGAAAGACGAACCCATCATTGATCCTAAGGATGCAAAGGAAATTGAGAAATACGTACTCTTCGACTACAGCTATATAATTGAGGCTGGTGATGTAGGAGCCACGCCCTACAAAGACGCCTTTATGTGCTGTATTTGGCTTGGCCAAGCTAAAGCTGGAGTTCAGAGAGGCGATCTTCACGAATACTTCCTCTATCCACAAGATGATTTGCCAAAGAGGAACAAAGAGCTCTTTAATGGTCGCTTCATAATCAGATGCTTTAAACAAGGCAAAGCAAAGAGATGGTGGGTATGGAAGGCTACGAAGGATCCGTATCCAATGGACTCGATTAAACACTGCGACACTGGTCATTATTGGCCGATTCCTGCAGAGGATCTTGAGAAATTCGGTCGTGAAGCATATAGAGAGGAATCAATTCAGAGGTTCAAAGAAAAGTTGGGATGTTGACATGAATAGAAGAGGTGGCACATGAACGGAGTGGAGGAGATCCTTCAGGACATACGTGAGCTCCTGAAGGAGATCCTCAAAGATTAGTGGTAGAGTATGCTCGACAAAGAGACTATGGCAGAGCTATTCGGCAAGATATTAGCTGCATTAGAGGCCTTGAATAAGTCCGACGACCAATTGGCAGAATCAATCAAGAGCTTGAGGAGCGAAGTGAAAGATCTGAGGGAGCGTTTAGTTGCCGTTGAAACAAAGGTTAAACTTTATTGGTGGGTTACAACTGCAATTTGCTCTCTCGTTGCTATGTTGTTCACCGCATTGCTTAAGCTAATATGAATCCTGAGGAGCTTAAGAGACTTACTCGTAAAGGTCTTGAATTGGAGTATGCACCAATTCCGCCCAGTGGAAGAGGTCATCTAAAGAAGAAGATCAAACTTTCCGATATACTTCCAAAGCTTAAGCCTTTCTCGGTTAGAAAGCCTGTTGCATTCATAGTCGGATCGCTTGCTAACCACGGTGAGTCGAACAATGATATTGATATCGTTGTCAGAGGTGAGGATTGGTCTCCGCAGCAGAAGATGGCTTTCGACTTCAGAATCTACAGGATGTTTGCTGACATTCTTAAGGTTCCTTACGACGAAGTTGCTCGCTATGTTCACATTCACTACACTAATACCGGTCCCTTCACGTGCTATGTGCCAATCTACGAAGACACCATGATGCCAATTCCAAATCCACAGGTGGTTAGAATGGGTGAGAGAGAGCCTGTTCATTTAGGCGGTTCATTCAAGATCATTTCAAAGGCTGGTAGAAGAATCATTGCTGGCTACGCCTCCTATGTAAAGCTTGATAAATCAGGTGATATAATTCCGATATCTGCTCTCAAGGAAGGTATCAAGACTCTTCTCAATGATCCGAGCTATGCAAATCTCATGCTTACTCATAACAACGTCCAAATCGGAAAGATTCTGCCAGAATACAAAGGCCTTAAGACGCATGTAGATGACAAAGGTCTCTTCATAATTGCTGAGATCAGGCAGGATCTCGACATCGCCAATAAAGTTTGGGAGAAAATCCTCGAAGGTGAATATAACGGTTTTTCTATCGCAGGTGAGATAATCAAACAACATCAGGAATGCAACGAGTCTCAGTGCTACAATGTCATTGACAAAATCAATATCTTCGAAGTCTCTGTATGCAAGAATCCAGTTAACGACAAGAGTGGCTTCATTGTTCTCGAGAAATGTTCAAATGTGAAAGATAAGGAAGGAGATATGACAGACGAGATGGTTGAGGTCACTGAAGAAAAGACAGAAGAGGAAACTAACATAGAGGCAAAGGTTGAGGCGATTGAGAGGAGGCTCGAGGCTCTTGAAAAAGTAATACAGGAGGCATTCGGCGAGAAGAAATCTGAAGAGGAAAATGCAGAGGAGAAATCCGAGGAGAATCCAGAGGAGAAGGAGAAGGCAGGACTTGTAGACGCAATCACTGCAGTCCTTCAGGAGATATACGAGGATTGTCCGAAGAAGGTTCAGAGCAAATTGGACACAGTATTGACAATGCTTGCAAACCTCAGAAGGGCAGGCAGGTATCCATATCCGTATCCATTCCCAACAAGGTATCCATATCCAACGAAATATCCATACCCAACGCAGTATCCATATCCAACTCAGATGGCAGAGGATGAAATGAAGGAAATCAAAGAGGAACTTAAGGCTCTTAAAGACGCAATCAATGAGCTCAAAGACGTAAAAGTTGCAGTAAAAGCCAAAGAGGATGCAATTAAGGCCCTTGAAGAGAGGATAGCAGCTCTTGAGAAGGCAGAGAAGGAGCCAGAAACCAAGGTTGCAGAGGAGGAAGCAGCAGCTCATGATGAGCCAGAGATCATAATTGATGGTGGAGAGGTAAAGTTCAAAGAGTGGTAAGGCTCAATGTATGTTCACTATTTGCTTGAAATATTTCAGGTGAAGTATGGTAACACAGCCGATTGAAATACAACCGGAAGGCGGGATGTATTCATTCAAAGCTTCCGGTTCAATATCCGCAGGGCAAGCAGTAGTTCCAATGGGTGAGATGACAGTTGGAGTTCCAGCGAACAACTCCGCCAATGGAATAGGAATCGCAGCTTACGATGCAGAAGATGGAGAATACGTAATGGTTTGGGGCCCAGGCAACATCGTTAGGGCAATGATATCTGGAACGGGTTCCGATACAGTAGGAGCTCAGCTCAAATACAGCTATGGTTACCTCGACGTCAATGGAACTGGAAGGGTCATGGCAATACTCTTAGAAGCACCATCCAGCCTTCCGGGTGAAGGGAAGGTATTGCTCATATAGTCTCAGTGTTACTCGATGTATGTTGGCATGTAATTGATATTGTGTGTGATTGGTATGGCAGAGAGCAGGTTTGTTAAACTCTTAGAATACGCATTTGCAGGGAATGCAGAGAGGAAGAGGATGCTCGACTCAGAGGCATTCAAGAAAATAGTCGGTGAGAGGGCAGTCAAAGAGCTCTTACAGGCAGAGGATATAAGTGAGACAACGCTCTTACAGGAGGAGGTCATCAAGAAAGTCTATGAGGGAGCAGAGCCAGCAAGATGCGTAAGAGAGGTATTTCCAATACAGAAGACCAAGAGCTATGCAGTTAGGTTCATTGCAGGAGCAGCTGGAACCTATGCATCAGAAGTAGCTGAGGGTGCAGAGATACCAGTTGGGCAGGAAGACTATTCAAAGATTGACGTTGAGGTAAAGAAATATGCAACCAGACCACTCATAACCAAAGAGATGGTTGATGATTGCCTCTTCAACATCATAGAGCACGAGATCAGAAAGGCAGGTTTCAGGCTTGAGAACACGCTCAACAGAGTAGTTCTCACAACATTGCTCAAGGAATTGGATGGAATATCCGACATTGATCCAGCCGGCACTCACCTCGCAGTTACTGACATCGCAAAAGCAGTAGGAGCTGTCAAAGCAAAGAACTGGATGCCAGACACGCTCATTACGCACCCAATGGCAGAAGCTCAGCTCCTACAGGACAGCAACTTAGTCTACGTCTGCTATGCAGGAACTGAAGCACCACTCAGAGAAGGAGCGATACCAAGGCTACTCGGTCTCAAGCCTTGGACGCTCAGTGTAACCGCTGAGCCAAACTCTGGAGTATACTGGGATGGAACTGATGCTGACAACCACTACTATGCATTAGTACTTGACAGCCAGAACACTGCAGTCATAGTAATGAGGGACGACATAACAATCGAGCAGTATGAGGATCCAATACACGACTTAGTCGGCATAACAGCAAAGATGAGGTTCGGAGTCGGTGTACTCAGAGATGACGCTGGAGTAAGGATCCTTGCCAAGTGAGGCTAATTAACTCACACAATCACCATGTTGAATGTTTCAATGTCCTTCTCGCTCTTAATATTTCTCCGTGATTGATATGATCCACGGTGCTGGAAGACAACAATGGATGAGAAAGAAAGTTGAGGAAATGCGTAACGTTGCATTGATGGATAGAAATCTAGTCGATCCGGAGCTTTGGGACGATCTCGAAATTAGTGGATCACAGGGCGGTGGAAGATACAATCCGAAGACCTATCAGGTTTGGCAGTATCCATTCCCGCTTGACGTCTCTGTTAGAGAAAGACAGATGTTGGATATCAGAAAAGTTAGGCCTGAGGTAGATGACTGACTACACACCTAAGTTTGTAACAGAGGAGGAAGTGCGTAATTTCTTCTCACCGCCACTCACGACAGATGATATTTCATCAAAGGAGCTGCTCTTAAAGATTGAAGCGGTTGAGACTTACATAATCACTGTGTTCTTTCAGGGCTCTACACCATCTAAAGACGATGTGAGGATACCTGCATTACTCCTCGTTGCCTCTCAGATAGTTCAGAATCCAAAGATTTCAAGGAAATACAACGTCTTAGTGACAGAAAAGTTGGGTGATTACTCATACAGAATATCCGATCGTTATGGCAAGATTCCATACAATGCTTATGCCATTTGGCGTGATATGGCTCTTTCAATGTTGAAGATGAAGGCTGGCAGAAGATTCATCCGCATCGATAAGGCAAATAAGGGATTGTTATGAGCTTTGAGTCTTTGCTCGATCAGACTATTTACAAATTCAGGCTTACTTCCTCACAAAATGCTTTAGGTGAATGGGTTGTATCAGGCTCATTAGATCCCTCTGGCATTAAAGCCCGTGTGATGCCGCTCACTGATGAAGAGCGTATGACCTATGCAGGTAGATTCCCGCATGTCACTTACAAAATCTACGTGCCTTACTCCGCCAACATAGTGAAAGGTGATCGCATTCAATACGAGAACCAGACCTATTATGTTCACGAGGTCCTCTGGGACTCCAGTCATCTCTATAAGAAGCTATTAGCAAGCGAATATGCTTCGTATTAAATGGCGTAACCAGGCTGAATATGCAAGAGAAGTGGAGCAATTCATCGGTCGTGTGCTTGTTGCTACAAAGAGAGCCATGTCAGAAGTTGCCGATGAAATCATCAAAGACGCCAATGATAACTTGAGAAAAAGCCTAATGTTGGGGGCTTCTCCACCGCAGTTTATGAGAAAATCAGCTCCTGAATGGATTCACACACCCATTGAGGATGCTTGGTCTTATGCAATAGAAATCAAAGGCGACTACGCCACACTAAGAGTTGAGAATAACAGCGAGCATGCAGCTGCTGTCGAGTTTGGGACTATACCTGCTGAGCCCATCAGACCGAAGCAAAGACCATATCTCGTATTTGATTCGCTCTATTTCGGAGTAGTGAAGAAAAGACAAGTTAGCGGTCAGGCTAAGAAGGCATTTCTCGCTCAGACTCTCTCCGATTGGCGTGATAAGTTTCCTGTGGAAGTGAAGAGACGAATAGCTGCATATCTATGAGCTTTCAAATACTCAAAGAGGTTAGAGATTCACTTTGTTCCGATCCCAACATCACCAGTAAAGTTGCAGTTGATGATATCAGAGTTGGTTGGCAAGAAGCACTGGTGTCATTTCCATCAGTGTATATCACAACTGTTGCAGAGCGTGATAGAGGTCAGTTGGGCTTCGCTTACAATAACAGAAGAGCTGTTGAGACCACGATTCAAATCGATGTGATTGGTAGAAAGAGTGTGCAAGAAGTAGTTGAGATTGGTGATGCGATAACCTCAAGAATGCTTCAGCTTGGCTATCAGAAAGTTGGTGATCTTGAAACCTATGATACTCTCATTAGATGTCATCGCAAGACCTTACGGTTTACACGCTTAATATATGTTGAGTGATGTGGCCGGATATTGTGAGGTGGTATGGCAGGAATAATAACCGGAAAGGAGGCAAAGATCTTCATAAGCACTGATGCATCAAAGCTCGGAGAGAAAGGGGTAACAGTTTGGGGCATATCTGACTTCAGCCTTACATTCAGCAGAGACGTCGTAGAACAGGAGCTCGTAGGCCAGCCGGGTAATCTCAGAAGGCCGGGAGCAATAACAATTGAAGGAAGTCTCACAAACTGCAAATTTGCTGCAAGCGGTAACTGGGATGCTCTTGACAGCATAGTAAACGCAAAGAAAATAATCATATCAGGCAGCTTAGGAACAGGCAGCCTCAGCTTCTATTTCGTTTCAGCACAAGTAACGAGCTATGAAGTAAGCTTCGGAGATGCATCAACTATCACAGAGGCGAGTATAGACTTCAGAGTCCTCGATCCATACAACGTGACGTATACTGCCGGCCATATATCTGATGCATGAGTATGGCTGGAGTAATGCCTGAGACCTATACGGGTGAGAATGCAAGAATAACAATTGCAGGCAAGACTCACAGCACACTTGGTCTCTCAGATTTCACAATAACACTCAGCAGGGATACTATCGAAACAGAGCTTGTCGGAGAGAAGGGTAACTATCATCAGGCAGGTTCCTTGACAGTTGAAGGGAGCCTCACAGCTACGAAACTCGCACCAGATGCAGCGGGAGTCCTCTTAGAGAGCCTCTTAAATGGCACAACGGTGTCTATATCTGGCTGTGCAGGAGACAAATCATTGAGATTCTACTTTGCAAGCGGTCTTATCACGGGTTTCGATATCAGCGTCGGTGATGCCAATACAGTTACAGAGGGCAGTGTTGACTTCGTAGTCTTGGATCCACACAATGTAACGGCAGAGCCTATTGGTAACGCTGGAGTTAAGATTCACGATTAATCACATAATCCTGTTTCTGTTCTCAATGTTATTTCCTTTGAGGGAGGTGATCACTCATGGCAGAAGAGAAAGCCAAGCCCGAAGCTCAACAAAGGAAATTTCCAACTGAAGAGGATTGGAAGAAATTTGAGCAGCAGCTAAAGCAAACAGAGCAGAAGAAGGGACTCGAATTCCTTCAGCAGTTGGCAACCCGTGAAAAGCTTGAAAGAGACTATAAAGAAGACATCATTAGAGTTACCTTTGAGACAAGCCCAGAGACAAAGAGAACTATATTGGCGAGAAGACCGACTCACAAAGAGATGATGAAGCTCATAGAGATGATTGTAGCTGCAAGTACAATGAACAATCCAACAGACAAAGAGAGCCTCAAGCAGCTAAAAGAGGTCTATAAAGAGCTTCCGAAGATGGCAGCATCATTATGCATTGACAAGAGCTTAGATGAGAAATTCTGGTCTGAGAAGATCTCGTGGAATGCCCTTCAGAACTTTCTCAATGAGCTAATAGCTGCTGCTCAACAACCAACTGGCCTGTCAAAGAAAGAGTTGGAATCCTTTCGTGGATAGCGGCTTAGGCCAATTAGAGTTTGAGCTCTGTAAATTGCTTGGTAAAACGCCTAAAGAAATTGGTGAGCTAAGACGTAAGGATCCTGATGGTGTTGCTTTCCTCGAATATTGTATTCTGTGGAGGAAGAAGAAAGAACTGGAGGCATTGAAGAAACATGAACAAGAACTCAAACGTGCAAAGGCAAGAGCTCGTGCAAGACGTGTCTGATGTTCAAGACATATTGAATTGGTTGTTATGGTCGCTACGGTTCATATAAAAGAGATTACAGGACCTGCATCCTCTCCAACTTACACCTACAAAGACACCACAAGCGGTAGTAGATACTACACAGCGGATATAGCAGACAGTGATTCCACTCAGTATCCGATACCGATTCCAACTACTTCAGGTTCAATCAACAGATCATACTGGAAGAGCCATTGCTTAGACATAGTAAGCGGACCAAGCACCTACATTAAGAACGTCAGGTACTATCAGACTTGGTCAACATCACCACACGATGATTGGGAATTAGGAGCTGGTGGAGATCTCATAGTCGGAGTATCTTCAAATTCAGTTGAGGACTGCAGAAAATACTCCCAAGGCTGCCCACAAAGCTCATATTGTCAGGCAACTGGAACTGAAGGAGTTACTGGCGATCCATTAGAGACTCATCACACTTACTACAGTGGAACTGCTGGTAAGAAAATGAGCATTACTCACTTCAGCTCACAGAGCTCTGCATTGATGGTTCAGAGTGGACAAGTAGTCGGTTCAGGACAGACCGGCAAGTCATATATAGTTGTGACTCAATTGTTAGTTGGAAGTGGAGCAACTCCAGGTCTTAAGCCAGATAAGACTGCAACATTTGTATATGACGAAGCATAATCAGGTGAAGCATTATGGATACCGCTCCACCTCTCTATTATTTCTGGCGTGTGTTCTATAAAGACGGCTCTGTTCAGGAGCAGTATGATTTCAACACGGGCGTATCCTTTCCTATTACGGTCATCGATAGCAGTAAGGTCAAAGAAATAGGCTGGTTCCCGATACCACCAGACTTAGCAGAGAAACTAAATGAGAGAGGTGAGAAAGCAACTTCAAATCCTCTATTGCCAATAGTCAAAGTTCAAGTTCCAGAGGGAGCAAAGCCACTAGTCTTTATGAGAAACTACATCACTCAAGAGGAATATCACAAGTGCAATAACTGTGGCAGACCATTCTACGCCACTAAATTCGTAGGCGACAAATACTACAAATCACCAGTATGCCCTCATTGTGGAGCTCATGACTACTACCAATGCAAGGACTGCCTCATGAAATACAACTCACTATCTGAAACCGATGACACTCCACCAGAGAAAGGAGGCAGAGGTCATTGTAAAGAATGCGGAGGCTATCTGCAGCTCATCAAAGTTACTAGCAATCAGTATTCATTGGAGTGGAGAGACAGAGAGTATGCAGTAGGCTTTGAGATGGAAGTAAACGGTCAGAGAAAGAAATTCCTCGTCTTTGTTAATGGAGATGGTGATGTGAGGTTTGCTGTTGAATGATGTTCTGAAACCGCTGTTAACACGCATTTAGACGCCCTCTGATGCTGTTTTCTGTGGTGGTTAATGTTATTAGTCTTGTCTTCACGTTTCCGTTGATTATACGAATTTTACAAAGGCGTTGAATAAAAAATACTGACCATGCCTGCTGGACCCGGCAACGTAGGCCGTATATATGCAGAATTCGACATCAACTTTGCACCAGCGTTTGCTAAACTCAGAGCCAGTGGTAAGACTTTCGTTGATGCCTTCAAAAAGAATATCGGAGCTGCTCTTAAAACCAATCTCGTAAGAGGCTTTCAGGCATCAGCAGCTCAGATTAATAGAATCCTCGGCAGAGCATCTGAGGATTGGAGAGCACATTTCCACTGGCTTGAGACAGGAAGACCGCTTCGGGTTAAGACTAGAGAAGCTCGCAAAGAACTCATTAGATTTGCAAGTTGGACAGAGTCATTATCCAGAAAGATAGAGCACTATTTGACCTTCACGATCGGTGTACAAATCGTAATGAGAACTCTATGGGCATTGCAGGAGGCTATTGACACTATTTCAGAATTCTCACGAGTAACAACAGAGGCAACATCTGTAGCTGGTTACTTTGGAGCTGCTTTCGATGAGACAAGGGAGCGTGTAGCTGCATTAGCTAGAACTTTGGCGAAGGAGTCAGTTTACTCAGCTACTGAAGTAGCAGAAGCTCTTTATTCAGTGGCATCAGCTGGTTATGATTTGACTAAGATTACAGAAAGAGAGCTCTTACCAATTCTTCAATTTGCTGCAGCAGCTCAAGTTGATCTCAACTACGCTACAGAAATGGCTCTTAAAACGATGAAATCATTTGGCTTGACATTCGAGGACACAAGAGAGATTGTAGATATCTTCATGGGAGCTATTACGAAGTCGTTCCTCAGAGCAGAACGTCTTGCAGAGGGTCTTAAATACTGTGGTCAAATAGCTGGTGCATTAAATATTCCGCTAACTGAAGTTACAGCAGCTCTTGCTACACTCGTAGACAGAGGTTATGAGGGATCACAAGCCGGTCAAAGGCTCAATATGATTTTCACTAAATTACTTAAGCCGACGAGAGAAGCAGAGAAAGCATTGGACAGCCTTGGTTTGTCGATCTCTGATCTTGATCCAAGAACCCATAGTCTAGTCGAAATCCTCTATAAACTCAGAGCAGCTGGATTTGGTGCTGCAGAAGCCTCAGCGATGTTCAGAGCCAGAACAGCAGCTGCAGCAGTCACATTAGTCGAGAATGCGGATAGCGTAGCAATGCTTGCAGAGCATCTTAAAACAGTCGGAGGATTGACAGAGAAGCTTGCAGAGAAGCAAATGAATACTTTCTGGGGTGCATTGCAGAGATTAAAGATTGCAGTCACTGATTTCTATATTTCGCTTGGGAAATTCCTTGTGCCCGTAATAAGCGGATTGGCAGATGCTATTCGCAGCTATCTTCTTCCAGCTATTAAAGGTTTGCTTTCGCCATTAGTAGTCTTGACTCAGGCATTTGCTGGAGTTGGTGAAGCTGGCGGTCTTGCTATTGGGGTTATAATTAATTTCACAACATCTTTGCTAGCTGCGTATGGAATCTTCAGAGTATTAGCGGGCTTGATTCCTTCCTTTGCAGCTTCTATAACTGCAGCTGCAGAAAGCATGAATATTGCATCTCATCTTGCATTCTCGCTCTTTACTAATTTACGCTTAGTTGCTCTTGGAGCTCTTCCGCTTACCACCGTCATGATGCTGCTTGCAACAGTACTTAAAGACGCTGCACCTCATATTAAAGCCTTAACGGTTGGCTTTGGAGTGCTAGCATCTGCAGCTCTCATAGCAAGAGGAGCCTTTAAGGCATTCTTAGCGACAATAGGACCTATTGGTTGGGCTCTTATGGCTGTAACTACTGTTGTGGCAGTCTTTTGGGATAAGATATCAGGAGCACTAAGAAGCTTTGCTCAAGCTATAGGACTGGTTGAATCTGAGGAAGCTAAACTCTTAAGAAGATTCAGATCAACTCTCGGAATGCTAAGAGAGGTGAGAGAGGCTTGGGAAGAAGCTGCTAAGGCAAAAGAGGAGTATGCGAAGACCAAAGCAGCATGGGAAGAGGCTAAAGCAGCTGGCAAAGCAACTGCTGAGATGTATGAGAGCCTAGTAAAAGCAAGAACTGAATACACTGAGAAAGAAGAATATGCAGCCAAGCTCACGTCGAAATATCTCGCTGGTCTTGCTGATCTCAGTAAGAATCTCGATAAATATATCCGTCTCTTAATGGATGCAGAGGAGACAGAGGCTAAATTAGCTGCGATAGATGAACGCAGACGAGAGCTTGTGAATAATTTACGGGATGCACAAGAGGAATACAATGATGCCGTTACTGCCTATGGTGCAAGCTCAAAAGAGGCAGCTTCGGCCTTAGAGAGGCTAAAGTCCATTACTCTTGATTTAAGAAACCTCGAATCGGAAAGAGCGGATCTTCTAGTGGATCAAGCTCGTTATAATGAACAGCTACAGAAGCTTTATGGCCAGCTTTCTCCGGTTGAGAGAAGGATAGCTGATACAGCTCGAACGATGATTCAGCTCCTCACGCTAAGAGAGCGTGCTATTAAAGCTAATCTCAAACTTGAGGCAGAATTAGATGCCTTGAGAACTATCGGTGCAAAGCATGAGGATATATTGGCAGCAAAATTCAGAAAGCTAGCAGAAGCTGAATCTAAGGTTCTTGATCTTGAGGAGAAGATCTACAGACTGAGAAAGAGCTTTGCAGACAAAACGAGGGAGCTATGGGAAGCGATGACTAAAGAGGCCATAGTCACAGAAGGCATGATCGAGGGCAAGAAAGAACTAGAGCTTGCATACGGCAGAATGATGAAAGCTCAGGTGGCATTCAGTGGCGTATTAAATAGGCTGTTGCCTGAGCAGGTAGACTTGGTTACTGACTTTGTGGAGGCCTATGTGAGAGCGAGAGAAGAAGGCAGAGCAGTTCCAGCTCCTCCAGCGTTCTTAACACCTGAGGATGCAAGAGCAGTCATTGAATATGCTGAAGCAGTCTATGAATACAGAGCTGCTGCACAATCACTTTATTCGGTTATTGGTCCTCTTGCAGCTCAGTTAGTTGAGAATAAATTGGCTTCAGCAGAAGTAGCTGAGGCTTATTACTCTCTTGCGAGCCTCAATACAGAGGTGAGGGAGGCAGAGAAAGAGCATGAAGCAGCTCTTGTGAGCCTAAAAGACACTATGAGAGATGTTGGTGAGACAGTCTGGTTGCTCTGGTTGGCTATTCAGGCTGAAGGAACTGAATCATTGTCAACAGCTGAGAAGTTTGCATTGCTTTGTCAGAGGCTAGGAATATTAAAAGATGTGCAAAGCGATCATGCTCTATTGCTTCAAGCTGTTAATAAACTGCTTGGTACCCACTATACTAAATGGAGTGACATTTCTGATCAGCAATTAGTGACTGCAGCTACAATTGCTGTCCTCAATGAGAAGTATTATGGCCTAACAGGAGCGATATCTGGTCTGCCTCTAGGTCCTCTTTACGAGCAGCTAGATCGTGTTAAGCTTATAGAAGAAGGAGTTGCAAAAGGAGCAGAGACATTCTCAAGAAGTGCAGCTCAGCTTTCAAGACAAATAGCGGCGAATAACCTCATGATCAGCATGCTTAATTCAACACTCTTCATTCTTGCATCTAAATTAAGAACCGACGTGCCTTCTGCAACGGCTACTGCTCAAAGATCAACAGGTGGACTTAGTAGTGCCTTTACATGGCTTATTAATGCTGTTAGGAACGCAATGTTAACTTTCTGGAGTTTCCAAGGCATATTAACCGGCAGACTACCAGCTTGGGTTGCAATAGCGGTAGGAACTCTTAATATTCTCAAGAATGCCTTCTGGAAGCTCTATTTCTGGTTTTCCACTGTCTTCAGTCAAATTGGCAGAGCATTAGGTGGAGTCTTCACAGGCATTTGGAACGCAATAACCGGTGCTATTAAGAATATCTTCGGTCTTCAGCGTGGAGGCCTTGTAACAGGTCCTACTATCGCTCTATTGGGCGAAAGAGGTCCTGAGCTGGTAATTCCTCTTTATAATCCGAGGAGAGCTCTTGAATTATTAGCTCGCTATATGCCAATGATGCCTCGTGCTGAATACGGCCTTTATGCTGGTCCTGCTCCAACTTACAACTATACAACTGAGGAGATAGTCATTACAGGCCCGATCATTGTAGAAGGTGTGAGGAATGTAGAGGAATTCACCGAAGAGCTCAAATATAGAGCAAGAGCTGCTGCACCATGACATTTGAAATCTACATCAGATCAGGTCAGGCTGATGCTATCACTCTCACGCCTAAAGATCGAGTGCATAGATTAGAAGTGTCTTATTCCGATGACCGCTATTATCAGACTATGAGGTTCAGCTTCACAAAAGATGTTCAGCTCAACATCAACGATCCAATCCTCGTCAAAATAAAAGGCAAGAAAGTCTTTGAGGGCAATATCTGCAGAATAAAGCCTCTTATTGCTGGCTCAAGAGGATTTGAATGCCAAGCTATTGGTTCGACTTATCAGCTTTGGACTCGCATCACTGACGACAACGCAATCTACACTGATCACACCACAAATATAGCGAAGAAGGTCATAGAAACTTATACACCCTTCAGTATTCAGACCGTTGAGAATAGAGGACCGATCCAAACAGTAGATCTTCGCTATATGACAGTGGGTGATGCACTCAGAAAATTAACAGAGCTCGATAATAGGCGATTCTATTTGGAAGGCGATACAGTCTACTACTATCATCCTTCTTCTCTCACAGGTGGCACCAGTTTCTCTGTCAATGAAAATGATGTTCTGCAGATTAATTGGGAGGAAAGTGACGAGGAGCTAGTCAATTATTGCATAGTGAAGGGAATGGAGACATTTTCGCCGGTGAAGCAGATTGAGCCTGCTACTGATTATTCCGGCAACATCATTGGTGGCTATCATTATGCTTCGCCTATTGTTGGTTTATCAGGTCAACAGAGGATCAAAGCTTTCAAATTTTATCTCCACAGGCCTCCTACTCTTGAATTAGAGCCATTGAGAATTCAAATCAGACCTGAAGAGCCTAAGACGGAATATCTCGATTGGGAGTGGGACTATATTCTAAACAACACCGAGGCAGATTCCTTCGGTAGACTCCGTTTGGCTATATCCTCTATTCCAGTGGAACAATCGGATCCTAGTCAAGTCTTTGGTCCCGACATGCAAACCGAAGATGATATTTACTATGGCCAAACCTTCACTTGGACAGTTCCTTCCGCTACAGCATACAAAGCAGGTGTGAAGATCTACGTTCCTTCTGCTGCTAATTTCAAACTGTGGATGGAAATTCGTGATCAAACTGCTGATGGAAAGCCGGGTAACACTGTCTTAACATCTGGCTCTGTAAACATTTCAACTGAAGCTTCCGGTGCGGTTGATTGCATTGTTGAATTCAAAAAGCCCTTATATCTCGCAAAGGGTGAGAAATATTCGCTTGTCTTCTATAGAGATGATTCCCACTATATCGAATACTACAAGTCGTATTATTCCTTTGGCAAGCCCTACGTTTCTTCGGGTACAATATGGCGAGAATGGGCTTATTGGAGCCAAGATGAATCCTATCGCTTCTGGATATCCGGAGCTCGATTTGTTCTTTCAGGCTCAGCAACCGCTGAGCTCAGCTTCAGAGATCAAGTTCCCTTCTTTGCTGTATTTTCCGATGATTGGATCAAGAATGGCTGCTATATTAACACTTGGGTTTATGTCTGGAATGATGCTGGCACTGAATATATCGCCAGCAGTCAATTACTACCGGATCGTATAACTTATGTTGGCCACTATGATTGGTATGACTACAAATACTATCTCTACACAGAGGATCCAGCTAAAAGCCCTTACATCAAATACCCGGATGTTTATTACTGGTGGCAGCAGACTGGAACTGAATATCCCGGTGCTGAGCCTATCTGTGTTGGTTCCTTTCGTCCTTGCTTCCGTCTTCCAAAGATAACATTCTCTGATGACATTGCCATCACAGTCGATGACCTGCCTTATCCACCGGACTATACACCGTGGAAAGAATACGGCGGAGAGAAGCTAAGGATCGATTATCCGCTAATCAGACACTGGCTCATATTAACTTCTGATGCTCATCATCCAGAATACAGCCCAATGCATTGGCTTTACTACTATTCTGCGGATACTAATGAGGGCTATACCGTTCTCGAGTCTTGGGATTCAGGCAGTACTTGGCATCAGGTTGGGTCCTCTCAACGCAACATTTCTTATTATGTTGCTTTCGACAAAGAATCTGTTACCGGCGTCTATTACGATCAGGACTCAATCAACAAATATGGCATACGATTCAAGAAAATCACTGATTCCTCTATCACTTCCGCAGAGCTAGCTTTGCAAAAGGCAAAGGCGTTAGTCGAGCAGTATTCTGAAGTGAAAGCTAAAGGCAATGTGACTATCTTAGGCAATGTTGATATTGATCTCTCCAGCATCCTCAAACTAAATCTGCCCAGCTATGGTCTCTCAGGCCAGTTTGACGTCAGAGCCTTTACCCACATCATTGACAATAGAGGCTTCAGAACACGCATTCAGTTTACCTCTCATGAATATGATATTGCAGCTAAAGTTGCACGTTTAGAAAAGAAAGTTGAGGAAATGTGAGACATGGAGGTGATGAGATATGGCAGATATAAAGCAGCTATTGGATGAAGTGAGGAAGCACTATGATGTTGTGTTGCTGGAATACAGAGGTACTACAGCAGGCAACAAAATCCATGAATATGACTTGTGGTACATGGATAAGACAACAGAGGCAGTCAGATACAAGAGGCTTCATATTTACAAAGATCAGTACGGCAATGCTTTCTGGTATTCTGAGAATCCAATACCAAGGCAGACAACTTCGAAAAGCTGGACACAGATAATGGACGAGAAGATTGAAAGCGAAATAGTCTCAAAGGGCCAAATAGTTCACTGGACAATAGAATCGATAGATGAGGGAAAGAAGAGGGCAATTCTCAAAGCTTGGGCCATAGAAAACAATCAGTTAATCGAAAAGAAAATGGTTGTTGCTCAAAAGTCTGATGGCTCGTGGGATATAAGGATATTTTAAAGTAATGGCCCTGAATCCTCAAGACGGCTGGGAATATCGGAAAGAGATTCAGATTTCTGATCCAGACAACGTTAGCGATGGTTATCAACTGAAGCTTACAGTTTATGCTGGGGAGGGTACAGATAACGCTGCTGACGGTATAATCTACTGTGACAATCACTGCAGAAGTTTTCCCGACGATATTCGCTTTGGCACTACTGATGATCCTGCCTCTGCAACACAACTCGGCCAGTTTATTGAATATTATACAGCTACTGTTGCCTATATTTGGGTTCGCTGCCCCTCGAATGATACGTTTTATATGTTTGTTGGCAACTCCTATGCTGATATTTACAGCGATGGCAGCGACACTTTCGACTATTTCATTGATATGTATTATGACGATCCTACCAATAATTCAGAGTGGTCGTTTTCTGGCTATTATGCCTATGAAAATAATTATCTACGTTTAGGTGACGGGAATGATAATCACAGTGGAATAGCGGAGCTTGATTTAACCTCTTCTGTTGTTTACGGAACTACAAAAACAGAATTTCGTTCTCTTTTCAAGCATAATGCTCTCGGAGTTGCAGGTCAGGCAGAGGGTCGAACTGATGGTAACTATCATTACAAAGACGACAATAATTATTCCGGGCATAATTGGTCCAACTATGCAGATCCACCACATAAATTGGTGAAGAAAACTTCCGCATCCGGTATTGAAACAGTAACTAGTGAAAATGTTGATCTTGAATACTCGGACAAGGATAGATGGTGGCTGCTAAGAGTTAAAGGAGACTACATTGAAAATGAAAAATGGGATTACGATCAGACTAATAAAAAAATTCTCTCTGGCACACCAACCGACACAACAGCCTTAGACTATTGTAAATTCCGCATAAACACTTGGCAAGGGAAATGGGCTATCAAGATTGTATGCCTTCTGAAGTACACTACCGGCACAGAGCCTTCTTGGAGCAGTTTTGGGCCATGGGTTTTCATTGGGACGGTAACCCGCTCCTACCACCTTGAATCCCTCTTACTTGGTGAATATAAATGGCGAAAGGAGATTGATATCACTAACTTCGTTAGTGAATATCAAATTAAATTAACCGTTTATGCGGGCGAAGGAAATGATGACCCCGCTAATAAGATCATCTACTGTGATAACCACTGCGAAAACTTTCCTTATGATATACGATTCGGCACCTCCACAAAATTTACATACGATACTCAGCTTCCTCAGTGGTTTGAATCTTATGACTCGACTCAGGCCACTATTTGGATTAAGCTACCTTCATCCACAACTGATAAAATATATATGTTCGTAGGCTGCAAGAACGAAATTCTATACAGCGATGGTGATGAGACCTTTTTACTCTTTGATCACTTTGATGACACTGAGGTTGATGCTAATAAATGGGAAGTTAAAGAAGGTGGGCCGGGAGGCAAAGGTAACTGTTATTATATCATCGAGAACTCCCAGTTTAAATTATATGGTGATGACGGAGCACACAGCAGCAGCAATTGGGTGGCGTATTGCATTCGCAGCTCCTCCACTTTTGGCTTCAACCATAAAATCATTGCACGTGTTACCGGTTGCACTGTGAGAAACGGAAAAACAGTCAATATTGCATTTGCAGGCTCGAATATTGATAGCTTTGATAGGATATGCTCTTCGAATGCTTGTGGATACAGAGAGGGAACCGGCTCTGGCACTGATAATTCCTCCGATAATCCAAATGCATACAACACCAATTCTGACGGCACAGCGATGGTGGATATTCCAGATTGGACCGAGCCAGGCCAGATCACCGTAATTAAGCGGTCTGATAAAACAATAGTTATAGCTCCTCCAGGAACCTACGAAGTCACCAGTTATATTCCAAGTGAGGCTGGATATGTTTATATTTATACAGGATCCGGTTGGGCAAATAGCGGATTTACACCTCATATCTACGTTGATTGGATAGCTGTTTGTAAATACGCTGATCCAGAGCCATCTATCAGCTCTACCGGTCCTTGGGTTCAAACTGGTGTTGCTGTATATACAAAAAGCCTATCAGCTACTAGCCTTTTAGAGGCCAAATTATTAAAGGCAGTCTTATTCGATTCAATAACTCAGGCCACTTATATATCCAGTGCGGATATTGATGTCTCGCTGATGTTACATCGCTTCCAATCTCTTTTATCGACGGTTCAACTGAAGAAAGCCCAAATACTTAATTTCTCTCTCTCGTCTCTCATCGAGATCACTAGACTATTATCATCCAATTTGGATAGCTTTTTGGCTTCTAGAAGACACCTTTCTCAAATTTTCGATGTCGATTTAAGGAAAGCTCAGAGGCTACTTCAGGACATTACTTCTCTGCTCCAATCAACAAGCCAGCTTTCCTCAGATCTCTCAGCTCTTATCAAACTACTCGGCGTTAAGAGCACCGAAGTAGGTTCCATACTAAGTGGTCTGCAGAAGCTTATGGCTAGAACAGACTCCTTGCTCAAGAAACTGCAAAGAGCAAAAGCAGATATTAACGCTTTCATCTCGAAGAGATCAGAGCTCTCCAGCCTCATAGACTCATTATTACAGATCACGAAAGAGCTAATCGTACCTCTCTCAGCCGATTTATTGAAGGTTCAGTCTTTGACAACTGACATCTCCACCATGCTGTCTTCAGCCAATCTAAGACACTTGATTCTTCAATCTCATTTGCTCAAGACTCAGGCCAAATCAACCACTCAGACTTCTTTATTAGAAAGACAGCTTCTCCAGAAAGTAAGCAAACTCAACAGCATACTCTATCTCATTCAAACTAAATCGACTGAGCTCAGTGCATTCTTCGCTGCTGTCTACTCAAGATCCCACACCGCTGATACTTTGCTTTGGCTCACAAAAGAGCTTCAATCGGTACTTTCGGCTAACCTCACGAAAGGATTCTTCCGTTCTACAACTCTCGACACCTCATTGATCTATCGTCAACAGCTCAGCTATTACACCAACACACTACTAGCCTTCATTCTCACAAAGAAGCTCACTTCTTCATCCCTCTTACAAGCCACTTATGAACGCAAGCTTTATCACGATCTATTGGTCATCAGAGGAGCCCTCATAAAGCAATCAGCAGTCATTAAACAATTAGCTGAAAACCTCACAATCTTCATCCCAACTATCAGACGTGAGCTCTATGTATGGTGCTCCAGATGGGATGAAGACAACTGGCGTGCGACAGTAGAAATAGTTTCTGACAAATGGCAAAGAGACCTTCTCATTCAGAACACTACACCGGGAGCAGTAGCAGAGCTCTATAATATTCTTGGTGAGCCCAAATACTGGGACACCACCTTCACATCAGGCAATACACTCTTCCTCTATCCAAATAAGACCAGACCAATAGCTCAGCTTAGGGATCCAGTCAAAGTAGCTGTCAAGTCATACAAAGAGAGAATGTTAACGCCCAATAAGTTCTACATCAAATTAGACCTCGTTAAACTATGAAAGATCTCAGGATCTACTACTCCGGGTCTGCCTATTTTGACACTTACTGCAGCAGATGGGATCAAGAAGACTATGCACTGGTCATCGAAATGCATCTCACAAAAGAAGAGCGTGACAAGCTCAGAAATAATATCAGGCCCGGAGCAGTAGCTGAGCTTTACAGACTATTAGGCAGACCAGTCTATTATGACACCAGCTTTGGCTCAAATACAATAAGAGTTGAACCAATAGCTGGCAGTCAATTAGCCAAAATGCACTCAGCAAAGACAATCTACGTAAAGAACTACTCAGAGAAGATCACCAGAGCCAACACATTCCTCGTCAAAATCACGGGCTATATTTCGGGTTCAACCGTCTAAACTGCGTTATTTCGTCTTGGAGAAAAGAATCGTGTCACTCTTTGACAATATGAATTTGCCAAGGAAGAGATTTTTCGAACTTTCACGGCAAATGAGGCGGTGAATATAATAAGTCGTGTCGCAGTAATTCACGTGAAAATCAGCGATGAGGTCTCCTTGGCTGTTTACAGAACTTTCACGTCCATGCAGTCGACAAATATTATAAGTCTTGTCAACGATTTTTAGCTGAAAATTAAGACAAAGGCCAAGGAGGAGAAAATCGTATTGTCAATAAATAGCACGATTCCTTCCTCCTTGGCCAAATACGCATCTCAGAACAGCTCAACATTCATTTGGCGTCTTCCCACCGATATTGCTTCTTTCGGCACTTTGCCCTCTAATCCGACTAAGAACTTTCCGTCTTTTGTGACCCATCCTTTGGTTGGTTTGAAGCAGCTGAGTTTTCGTAGATAGAGTATCTGATCTCTTGCCCATGTGCTGATCTCCGCCTCCTTCTGCTCTTTATTGAAGAGAATTATCGTCTCTTTTTCGTATGCTGAGAGGTCTCTGCATTCTCTGACGGGCAATTTCTTTATCTTTGACAGGTCCTCTAATGGAACCACTTCTTCTATGCTCAGACTCGTCATTAATCATCACCTCCGCTTTTCCTCATCACATTTCAACATCCAATATTACACCATCGAACTCTGATATCGGAATGATCTCATCGGTCTGTGGCTCAATGACATAGACTTGACCTTCTGCACTGAAGAAAATGTTCATCATGTGAAGAGTTCCATCTGGTAGTTCAACGCCAATGACGCCAAGAGCAATGTGGTAATGACGGGCTATGTTTCTCCACAGATCATAGGCGAAGTCATCGCAGTCATATTCTTCCGCAACCCATTCTCTTTGATCCGTCTTGTCCCATTCAAGCAGCTTCCTCATGTCATCTAGCGTAATGAGATAATAATAGCAGTCTCTGAATTCTATTTCTTCAGCTGGCGGTGCTTTCCACGCAAGAGTAAATGCATGAACTGGTCCGTATAGCTCGACTTTCGGAATATCAGTTGGTGGAACATACGCTGGTTTTATAAAGGCTCCGACTCCCAAGCCAACGAAGAAGGCTGAAGAAGCTATACATGCCAACAGAAGTGCAAAGATCTTTATTTCCTCGTCCATATTATTTCTCCTCCAGCTTCTTCTCTAATGCTTCTATTCTCTGTTCTAGCTCCTCTAGCTTAGTCATTATTTCAGACCAGAATACTGGACCGCATCTCCAGCCTGCAGGTGGCCAAAATGGAAATCTCAAACCTCTACCTCTCCACCACATAGCCTTCACCTCACCTTCACATTCTTTAACACAAGCCTACATATTTCAGCCATTTCTTTGAGCTGATCCTCAGTATAAGGCTTGAGTTTACGATATTCAGGACTGAGTGCATTGTCTGGTATGAACCTTTGTAGGACGTATTTCTTTGCTCCTTCTATCTCACGGGCTATATTGAAGACGTCTTGTTTAGTGAGTGTTGGTGGCACTGTAGTTCTGAATTCATAGTCTATGCCAAAGCTCATAATGACGCCTATGCTCTGGCCTATCTTTCTGATGTCGACTTTGACGCCAGCAAGCTCTGAATATTTCTGTGGATCTAGCGGTGCCTTAATGTCCATTGCGATGTAGTCTATTAGCTCCTGTTCAATGAGGTATTCTAGAATGAGTGGATGACTGCCATTAGTATCGAGCTTTACATCAAAGCCCAAATCCTTCAATTCTTTCAGCAGATCCTCAAGATCTTTATGAACTGTAGGCTCACCTCCTGTTACAACAACGCCGTCTATAAAATCTCTTTTAGCTGTGAGCCATTTAACAATATCTTTCTTTCTGACCGTTGGCAAGCTATCGGGATTCGATACGAGCTGATGATTATGACACATTGGGCATCTGAAATTACAGCGTGGTAGAAAGATCACTGAAGATACTTTACCATCCCAATCAGAAAAAGAAGTGGTGAGAAAGCCTTTAATCTTCATAGTCTCACTCTGTAGCGGTCTTTAAGCTCGCCTAATTTGCCTTTGTTCCACGATGTAATCTTTGAGAAGAAGCCGGTTACTCTCGTGATGCCTTCTACGTCCTTTGAGCCACAGTATGGGCACTGGTCTTTCAGTCCTCTTGAAACTTTACCACATGACAGGCAGGATGTAAATTCTGGAGAGAATGCAATCTGTGAATTCTGAGTCTTGTCGAAGGTTTTCTTTACAAATGAGGCTATTGAGGCGGGATCTGGTTTGGATTCACCAAGCCATACATGAGTTAATGCTCCAGCCTCTATTAATGGATGGAACACTCCTTCCTTCTGCACTCTCTCAATTGGATCTATTGGAGCTGAGATGTTGAGATAAGTCGAGTTGGTGTAATAGACCTCATCAGTCTTTATATTGCCCTTGACCACTTTAGCAGCTTCTTTTGGGAAGTTCTTGAGATCTAATTTAGCGAGCCTATAGGCAGCGAATTCTGCTGGTGTCTGCTCTAAGACAAAGATTAATTTGCTATCGTGCTCTGCCATCAGCTCATCTGCTAGTTTTCTCATCTGAGCTATAACTCTTAGCCCGAAGTAGAATGCATCATCTGATTCATGTAGCTCTTGTCCCGTGTGATACTGAACCATTTCATTAAGGCCGAGTATGCCAAAGAGATGGGTTGCTCTGTGAAGTCTGTAATATGGCTCTCCGTCATAGTCTATTGTGAGCAAAGCTAATGGGCCATTCTTTCCGAGCTTAAGCAACTTTTCTAAGAATTGCCTCTTCTGCACATGAGCCTTAGCTGCAAGCCTCATTCTGTCTGCTAATATTTCAAAGAGCTTGTCGTCATCACCATTAGCCTCATAAGCTATTCTCGGCAGATTAATAGTAACATTCTGCATTGCAGAGTATCTCATCTTCCACGGCTCTTTAGCATCCTCTAAGTCCTTCTCATTGAGGAGGAATGCAAGTCTGCAGCATTCTGATACTTTAGCTGTGCCATGTCTGTCAAAGATGAAGTAGGTGTTGCCTTTCTCAGCTGCTACTTTGCTGATGAGATAGAGGAACTCTTCGTGGTCAGGCTCATTCCAGAACTTTTCTGTGATGTGAACATTTGGTTTGGGAAAGAAGAACGGCCTTCCTAATGCATCACCTTCTAAATAGACCTCAAATAGAGCGTTAGCAAACCTCTTTGACTCCTCAATGTAATCAGCATAAGTATTGCCCGTGAATTTACCTCCCGGTCCTATTGCTGGAACATCCTCAAAATGAGATGGGCATTCCCAATAGATGTTTAAATCACTGAATATGCTTTGGCCTCCTCTCGCTACTGCTTGCTGAGCGAATTCATAAACGAGTATTTGGGCTAGCTGCTTCATTCTCTTATCATCAACTCCGACTAAATATGGTGCTAAGAAAAGATTGACTGCATCCCATCCAATAGCTCCTGCAAAATGACCTTGCAGAGCTGCAGAGAATTTAATGAGCTGACCAATGAGAACTTCTGGATGCTTAGCTGGCTTTGCTATTGACGCTGCATTAGGCAGATTAAGCCCAAATTTCTTTATGTAGTCGATGTTCTGACCGGAGCAGTAGGGCCTGTCTATCATTCCAAGGTCATGTAAATGAAGTGCTCCTGTTACATGAGCTCTTGAGACGTCTTTTGAGAACACTTTGAGCAAAGCGTATTCTTTCTTTATGCTTTCTGCTAGCGTGAGATTAGTTGCTTCTGGTCCATGAGGAACATTGGCGTTCTCTTTGTTTGGCTTCTTTATAATCTGACCGACGTCATATACTGGAACACCTAATCTGCAGTGCTGTTTAGCTATATGCTCTAAGCCATATTCAATGAGCTTTGCATTCGTGAGCTCTCTAATGAGGGTCGTCGTGAGGTTCTTTAGGCCTAAGCTCTTTATTGTCTTCTCAACCTCACAAGCTATTATTGCTGCTGCTTCTTTTGAAATCGATGTCTCTCTCACTAAAGCCTCTGCTATTTTATTTCGATCCCACTTCTGAAGTTCTTCGTGACTAGTTCTAACGTAGACTGCCAGGTCCGTAGGATCATATTTCTTGCTCATACTCCTTCAGCCTCTTTGGAGTTATTTCAAATTTAACATGCCCTTTGTTTCTGACCACTAATGGCATGCCGAGCTTCTCCCATACTTCCATTAGAACATTCAGAAATTTCTTTCGTTCTTCATCTGACGCAAATCTGACGATGGCCTTACGATCATCTATTCTAATCCTCATGTCACCACCTACGGCCATATTTTCTCCCATAGAAGCTCATGGAAGACATAGAGAACAGTTCTAAGAGCATGGAAGATAAAAGCGATGATAGCTGTTTCATACCAACTGCCTGTCACCATAAAGCTGATAATGATGAGCATAGCTATGCCTAGTAGCCTCCATGATATGGATTTGACCACCGCTCTCTTAACCCTCATTTCAATAGTGAAAGAGCTCTTCTTCTGCTATATTATCAGCTTTTGCTCTTTTCTTCCAGTATTCCATTCGCTTCAGTGCAAAGCCGAGATAAGCTGCTGAATCAATTAGTTTTGTAAGAGCTCTTGGCATGCCAGCTATTCCTTTCAATTGCCATTTCTTTCTGAAGTATCTCATCGCTCTTCTGGCTTCTCTACCCTTTCGCCAATCAGTAAATTCCTTTCCACCACCTAGATCGTGATAAATCCAATAGCTGAGGTCTATTGCCCACTGCCATTTACCTAGTTTCTTATGCTCGAGGAAATAATCTTCGTGCTCTCTGTTAATGATGTAGTTCTCGTCCCATTTAACATCATCAAAGACAGCCTTTCTGAAGATGGCAGAGTTCGGAATAAAATCGAATGGATAAACGAAAGCATGACCGTCTATGAATTCAATTTTCTTTGGCATCCTCATGCTTCTTACATAATAGCCGTTGATGATTTCGATATCATGAGCGTCAATGTTGAATTTATCAGGCATGATCCAGCCAAAACCTACTCCACCAATCTTTGGCTTACGGAAAATATTGAGGGCTTGTTCCACACCTTTCGGGATGTATTGATCATCATCTAGCTGCAATATGAACTCCGTGTCCACTCGCTCTATCATTCTATTTCTGCAGTAGGACAGGCCTATGTTAAATGGATATCGCAGAAATTCTAGCCTGTCAAATTCATCAGAAAATTCTTCGATTGTGGCTTTATGAGCAAACAACAGATGATCTGGACCGTCATAGGCTACTACCACCTGCTTAATTCCAGCTTTCTGAAGATATTGCAAAGTAACTTTAAATTTCTCAGGCCTCATGAAGGTCTTAACAATGGCTGTGATCTTTTCGAGCATCTTAGCCACCTATTCTAGTGCATCTATTACAGATGAAATCGGGCTCAGTCTCTATCTCGCCTAAGACTTTCTTTTTCAGCGTCTTATAGGCTTCGGATGCCAATACCTCTTTTATAGTGTTGGAAGAAAGATTTCCGAAGACTGTTTCATGATGGTAGTCATTACAACAGAGGACCAAATCTCCATTCCAGAGTATGTGAAGCCATTGATCGACTCTTGGACAATAGAATCTATTTCTCGGGCCAATACGCCTTACAGTCTTCAGCTTGTTCCAGCCCTCTATATTTACATTACCGCTTCTGTCGTGGAATGACAGAGCCTTCACTATGACATTGTCAGTCCTAGCATTCAGATCAGAGATCTTTCTCTTCCAGATCCTCACGAATTTAGCTGGCTTAGAGATGGCGATCTTCATATCGAAGGAATAAAGAAAGCCCTTAATCACTATCGGAGCTTGGCCATCTACAACCTCTATGAGATCTAGAATATTTCGCTCTGATCTCTGTGGATCGATTGACATATTTCGCTTAATCTCCTCGTCTGTGATGCCATGTCTACTGATCCAATAGACATGTGGAGTGCCGGCTAGTGATTCTTCTAATTTCTCAATTCTTTGCTTGGTTGCAAGCTCAGCGTTTGTTGATATCTCAATAGGAACTGATGGCAGATATTCTCTGATGAGAGCAACTCTGTCCTCCAGCTTCTTATCACAGAAGGGCTCATTCATTAAATAGGGACAGAGCTTTCCTCTGTTGAGTTCACTTTCCCATTCTGTAAGCTCTCTCAATATTTTCTCAAAGAGCTCATCGCTCATGACTCCGGGATTCTTGATCATCCACGAATCTTTATACGGGCAAATGATACAGCGAGCATTGCAGTAAGACGTGGTCTGTATTTGCACGAACTTCATATTATCCTCCAGCCTATTAAATCGTTTCCTTCAGGATGCTTCTGTCTTATACGACGAAGAGCTCTTAGACTAAACATCGGAACATCGCAGCACTTGTCAAAGTTTTCGTCTATGCTGCCGTATTGTCGTAGATGCCATTCTTTATAGCGTTCACACATCTCTTTAGTAGGACGCCAAACATTAGCGATTATTCTCTGAGGCGGATAAGGCCTTTGGCCTATGAACTCTTTAAACTTCCGATTGTCCCTGATAAGTCTATAGTCTCTCACATTTTTATAGCTATGGCCGAAGAAATAGATTGGTGTCTTCATTACTATTCGTTTGTGAGGACTGATGCAACTGAGCCTTTCACCAAAGTCGCCATCATCACCATGCATTGCTCCGTCAAGGCTTTCATCGAATCCATTAATCAACAGGGCTTCTGTTAATGAAACGGAGAAGCAGTAGCCATAGGTTGTCATCCAAATAGAGCCGGGTGGATAATCATAGAGAGTCTCTTCACGCAATATTCCCTGAATGAAATCTCTCTTTAACCATCTGTCTGTAGGTTTGCCCTCATTTGTTGGTGTGAATTTAATGGCCTTAGGCACGCCATAGATCTCCTGCTTATTCCAGAGCTGCCAAAATTCTTCTATTAGATTTTGGGGCCAAAGAGAGCAGTCATCAGCACTAATTAAAAGTTCACCATCAGCCCAGATGATACCGGTATTAATCGCATTGTTTATGGTGCAGTATTCTTCACTTAGATCATGCCATATTGAATACTTCTCGGAAACAAGCTTTATAGACAGCGAATCTGTATATTCAGCGACTGTATTTCTTATGACCTCTGGCTTTCTGTGTACTAAGACTAGCTCGAAGTCTTTAAAAGTTTGAGCTGCCAAAGTTCGAAGAGTGGGCTCAATAAAATCTCTTGCATCTTCGAATGCATATTCCGCTAGCTGTCTAAAGCCTCCATCAAATAAAGGATGACTCCGGCTGGCGTTCTTCACCCAAAAATCTAGACTAGTGTGCTTTGAGGAGCGATTCGATTTGATTATGACACTTACTTTTCTATCCATATCCACGGCACAGTCTTTAGTATTGGATGATTCACATTTTCTGGATGGCCCCAATAATTACCTTCACCCAAAAGCTCACCGTGATCGGCTGTTATCACCAGTGGTCTTTCGAATTCCTCAAAATAACAGCCAATAGCCTTTAAGCCTTCCAACAGATTCAGTGAATAGATGGCTTTAGCTGAGATGCCTTTCCACTCCAACCATTTATAGAACTCCCCTTCTATTCCAATAGGCCCAAAGTGTCTTTTCAGACTTCTTGCATTCTCATTAGCCTCATAATTTTTCATTGACAGAAATCGCTCCCATAGCATTCTGCCATACTCAAAGAGAGGAGGTACATGCGGTGGAATCAGATGCAGCATTACTCTTCCATTAATCTCGAGGGCTTCTCGAATATTATCATGTGGTATGATGCTTCTTGTCAGTATTGCTTCTTTGAATTTCTTGTCTGTATTTATGAAGAAAGGGGTTGGATTGGCGGTAACAAGAGTCACGTCCTTTAGTTGCGGAAGAAGCCTATAGAATGTTGGAGTGTTATGGGCTTCTGTCTTTAGAACAGCAAATCTCGTGTATGGAAATGGATTGAGCTCAACGAGCACATCATATCTACAGGCATCGAGTATAATGAGAGTCTGCCACGGCTTCTTCTCAATCAGCTCTATTTGCACGTTCAACACCTCTGAAATAATAGCCGAAATACGCACATATTTGGCCTCTGATCAAAGTTTTTGACTGAGGACGATGTATTAGTCGTGTGAGGTCGAAAAACTCGCTCAGATCGTTTTTAAATTTGTGTTCTATAAAAATAGCTGACTCACATGTAGCCAAGTGCCCTCAACCTCCTCATTAGCTTTTCTTTGTCCTGAGCTCTTCCAGCTCTTTCGCCATAGCCTTTGAATTGCTTGATTTCCTCTATGATCTCATCAACAGTTCTCGCCGTGGACTCTATTGGAGTTACACAGGGCTTACATCCTAACGATCTAAACCTGATGCCTCCAGATGAGAAATAAAGTGGATTAACTGGAATATTTTCTGCCTTAATATACCGCCAAACATCCAATTCAGTCCAATGAAGCATTGGATGCACTCTGTAATGATCTATGCGAGGATCCGACCAGTCTGCTGCAAAGAGGTACCAGCCATCGAATTCAGCGTCTTGTAGATATTCAAATGGAGCATCTCCTTCCTCTTCTGGCTTCTTTGGTCTTAATACTTCCCATTTGCCTTCTTTGCGAGGTGAGAAATACCTCTCTATGCCTCTTTCAGGCAGCTCATCCCTTCTGATTGCCAATATGAGAGCATCAAAGCCGTATTCTTTGATTGCCATTTTCAGAGCTTCTGTCTTCCTCTTCATGCAGCATTCAAATCTGTCTTTCTCTGGAGAGGTGGTTCTGATGCCCTCTTCATTCTTCGCTATTATGAGCTCAAAGCCATAAATCTTCTGAAGCTTGTCTCTGAATTCGTATATCTCAGAAAACTTGAGCTCTGTATCCAGATGAAGCACTGGAAATGGAAATTTTGGGAAAGCTTTACTTGTAATATGAACCAACGTAGTGCTGTCTTTGCCAAATGAGCAGAGCAGAGCTGGATTCTTAAACTGAGCCTTAGCCTCACGTAGGACATAAATGGACTTCTGCTCAAGTGATTTTAAAAGAGGATCAAGATCCGCCATGCTTTCAACCTCGCATAGAATTCAGCTCTTTTCTTTCTCACAATTCTCGCCATGTCTAGCAGTCTTTTGAATTTGAAGAGCAGCATCATCATCTGGAAATCCGCTTTTGGGAACATATCTTCTCTTTCGCCTCCTGATATTCAGAATTGTCCAACTCAAATTTCTTATACATTTCGATGATGAAGTCTTTGAGCTTTGTGTGAGAGATGTCTTCAGGTATCTGAACTTTTCTGTTTATCCAGATTGGAACCTGTTTAATAGCTGGATGAGTGGCTCCTTTGAAATGACCAGTCAAGACTTCATCATCTTTCAACAGCTCACCATGGTCAGCAAAGACAATGACCGTTTCGAGATTGTTTGAAATGTTCTTAAAGGCCATCAGTCTGGTCTTGAAATCTAAGACACCAACTTTATACCAGTTTCTGAGCTCTTCTCGTGATAGCCTTGCCATCAGTCTATCGCAGTTCTTTATGCAAGGTAGTTCAGCAGGCCCGTAACAGTCAATGCCCCATGGCCCATGAGTGAGCCAGCTGTGATAGAAAATCAAATCCCACCATTCATTGGTTGCGATAGACCACTTTCTGCCAACGTATTCCAAGACGTCATCGTCATTATTACTGACAGCATTCCACTCTATTGGCTGTAGGAAATTGAATTTGATTCTTCTGGACGGTGGAAGCCATTTAGGTCCATTGCCTATGAGTCTGCTGATGGTCACATAGGATTCAAAGTGATCGAAGAGAAGGTCATCGCAGGCTTCTGGATTTAGCTCATCAGTCCACCATTTAACACCATGAACCTCTGGAGGCTTGCCGGTCACAACGGAAGCTAGAACTGGTGCTGTGAAGGTCTCTACTGCCTCAAATGAAGACCATGACTCTTCAGGAAATACGCCCTTTAGATATTCAACAGCAAAGTCATATCTGAGGCTGTCTGCTAATATCACGATCATAGAATCACCAAGAACCAGAAGGCAAACATCAGCACGATGATAGATAGATAGAGCAGATAGTGACCGATCATATACAGCTCAAAGTCTATTTTCCACAGAAGCTTGTATTCATAGACTGAATAGACGAGGTTGGCTACTGAGACAGTTAGAAAAGAGAAGCCAATCACTTTGCAAGTGTAGAGGCCAATGATTGCTAACGGAAGCAATAGCAGTCCTGAATACAATCCACCAGCAAGCTTGAACAAGTCTTCGTTCTTTACTTGCTCAGCGTCAGCAAAGAATGATGGTATGGCAGCAAATTTCCAGATCTTTATTGAGCACTGTTCAGAGCCTTGTCTTATAGCCTCAAGACAATGACAGAACTCGTGCAATAGAAAGCCTAAGAGCCAAGCGAGTGGAAATACATAGACCAGTAAGAGCCAGCTCATGTTTCCACTTCCATTACTATGTCGAGGATTCCATTCTTGAAAGTGTAGCTCTTAATCTGCTTAATCTTTGAAGCTAACGGAATGACTTTCCAGTGTCTCTTGCCGTTGCTGCATTTATACTGAATGATGAGCTCACCGTCATCGTAAGAGATGGACTCAATATGAAGGCCTTGCAGAGGCATTGTTACATAGAGCTCTTTATTAGCTGGATTGAGCTGTATGT